ACCATGCCGTAACCCACGACTTAATGCATCGGTCGAATGTTCGGTATGTAATAATTTTAACTTATATTCAGCATACGTCGAATCCTTTGCCCAATGATCTAATTTTTTTCCACTTCCAATCACAAAATCGGCAAATTTAGCTGGATTAATAGCATTGATATCATTGCAATACCTACCAAACTTTACAAAAGCATTATAATATGAACTTTTTATAAAATCCTCCTCCGATTTTAATTTAGCTGACCCTTGTGAATATTCATAGAATTTTAGATAGGTATTAAACCCATACCGAACCCCTTTTTCAGTTCGTTCACAGGATCTTTTCTTTGGTTCACATAAATGAACGATTAATGATTTTTCACGCTTAAAATCTTTATTACAAAATTTACAAGCATAGACCTCAACTTCCGCTGTCTTTTGCATATTTTGTCAACTCCCGTTTAGTAACGAAATTACTTAATACTTCAATATCTTCTTCTTTGTATAGGGGGTACATATCAGTTAATATCCGTTTAATATCTTGTTTGCTTTTGGTGGTTTCCTTTTTCTTAGCCTTAATCCAAGTGTGGTTTTGTTTGCCTATACCTGGACTACTAGCAACCAATGATAGGTATTGTAATTTTGGATGTCTACCAATATCAAATAAATGTTTATTGCTGTAATGATTGGTACTTGCTAGATAATAGTGCTGTAATTCATTTGACCCATCAACACTAGCCATCCATTTATTAGTTAGGAATGCAGTGAACCCTTTCTTCTCTTCATCAGATAAAGAATCATACAATGTATAATCTTTCTTATCCAATGATGCCAATACTTTAAAAATATCTAGCTTATGTGCCATTTTACCATGCCTTGCTATAATCAACGACTTCACAATTACGCGATACCGTACTAATGAAATATACCACAGGTGCACCAGGCTCGTCACTTAGTGGCACAGCTAGATACTGCCCGTTTTTTAGTTTTGGTGAATACCACTGAACTTCATTGTATATATCAACGACTTCAATTGGTAAAAACTCTGCCCTTGTACTACTAAGACTATTAAATTCAAATACCTTGAAATCTCTATCATTTATACTAGTTAATTGCATTGCTTCTAAGTCACCCAACTCTTCTTCACCAATTAGCACATGCCAATCCAATGGCATTTTGATCACATGGTTGCCTATTTTAAGCACCAGTGATGGACTAGCGAAACTCTCTAAGAATATAAGGGGAATATAAAAATAATCTGGTTCTTTTGGGTTACTGTTATCTAATATTGCAAATCGCAAATCATCTATTTCTTCTGGCAGGGAGTCTAGGTTATAACTACGGTTGTCATCTAATGTGTGTATTCTCATTCTGCTAGTATATACTATTTTTCACTTCCAATCAAGTTTTTCTATAGAAAAAGGATACCCTGCCTCACGATAAAAGGATTTTCGTTTTCCTAGATGCCGTTTGGCAAATTTACATGTGCTTGTTATGTCCCAAATCTGAACAAAGTCTTTGTCTTTTGCCTTGCGAACTCCCCGGCCAATTGACTGAATAACCCTAACGAAAGACTTACCAGGCTCAATAAGCACAAGGTTGAAAATCCTAGGAATATTAATACCAACGGCAGCAACGCCATATGTTGCAATAATGATTTTATCATCTGTGCCAGCCACTTCATCATAATGTTCTTGTCTATCCTTTCCTTTCGTTGCGCCACTTACAAATACTGAACCATCCAATCGTTCAACCAATTCTTTGCCAGCACTAATCCGATCCACCAATACTAACGTGTTTCCAGATGAATTTGCTTTTCTTATTAAATCAGCCATTGCATCTAGGCGACTTTCATCTGATAACAAATACTTTAATTCACTCTGATAGTTAGTATGTTCAACAAGATCTATTAGTTGCACTATATTCACATGGCATTTAGCCAATACTCCTTGATTCTGCAAGTCATAAGCACTAATTTTATTTATTACTGAACCAATACTTACTTCCAATGCTTTGAATTCAAAATCTTCCTTTGGCATAGTACCAGTAAAACCCCACCGCAACGGTATATGTGCCATTGCCCCCGTAAGCAATCCCTTCAATGCATCAGCTTTGATTCCATGGCACTCATCAACTATCACGCAAACCACCCCCTCCAAGAACTCACCAATTGTAATATCGGCTGATTGGTTTTTAGTTTGTTTCAGCAAACTATTAAGACTTTGCCAGGTGCATACAGTGTGTTGTTTGCCATACTCTTTCCTGTCCCCATAGAATACACCAACATCCAATTGCATATTAATGTAATCTTCTTCTGTTTGCACTACCAATGACTTGTTTGGCACGATAACAATACTTCTGCCATATTGTTCAACCCGTTCCGATAACGAGGCTGTCATTAATGTATTATGATGTAATACCCCTTGGCTATCATAATACAGATGCGGGGCATCTATGCCAATATCATAATATACTGTATCATTAATTGGACGAATGGTTTTGATTTGCACTGCCCCGCCAATAGCATCGATCATATCACCCTCAATCAGTGTATCAGCCAATACATCGTTGTTGTTTTGTTGTAAAATATGCTTATTAGCACACTTCACCCTCATTCCATTAACCAACCCAATCTCTATTCCATCAAGATCATACTTTTTAATGATATGGTTTATCAACGTAACACCTGTTGGAGTGTTAATATGGCATCCCAAATCCCGAATATCTACTTCTTCATTATGCTTGAGACTTACGTGTTTGTGCTTTTCTATTGCATCTGCTAACTGTCCAAATTGTATATTAAGATTCATTCATCCTTTCCTCTATTAATTCTTCTATATTGCATCTTGCGTTGGTGTAATCATCGGTATCCCATACGATGATTACCGTGTACCCTCGATGTTCTGCTAACTTAATTTTAGCATTATCCCTAGCTAGCACAACATCAGCAGATTCTTCACTGAACAAAGATGTCCATCTACTTTTATCTGATTCCGAGAGCAATTCTAAATTAGGATGAAATTTCGACCCATTAAATTCAGCCATAATCTTTAACGACGGGATTGTGAAATCATAGAAATATAAAGTTTTATCATCTCGCAAGAAATACTCCTGGTTATTATCAACACCCAAGTATATAGGAATAATATCCTTGTATTTTTCATAAATGTTTTCAAATACCATCAATGATTGATTGGAAGCTCTGGAGAGTTTAACCATTTTCCGTTCATTTATGGTAGGATCATTTTCCAATGCTCTGTTATAGGACTCTAGCCATCGTGCGATCCTTGCATTATACTTCCGCAATCCTTCTACTTTTCCATATCTCGTTGCATACCACTCCAACCCATTTCTGACCTGAACTTCTGATACTTTTTTCTTCGCATCAGCGATGGTATACCCCTTCTTAACCCAATACTCCTCCGTTCTTACTGAATACCCTCTTGCTCCCTTTGCTGAGGCTGGTGACTTTGCTGATCTCACTGTTTGCGCCTCGGATACTTTAATTTTAGCCTCTTCTTTGGAATAACCCAATGCAGTCCAATGTATTATTCTATTTGCGAACTTTCGTGTCTTATGATCGGAAAATGCTGTTAAAATCTCTGTTGATTTGCTGATAGGAAAAATAGTAGACAATTTCTCTATGGTTGCATAATTTGCATTATCCGCTGAACACTTGCACGTTGCCACAATAAATTCATTTTTTCTAAACCCAATGATTAATTCGTTATTGCACTGAAAACAGAAGCGTGTATTCACCTTGAATTTATGATATCCACTGTATGGCATGTAATAAACGGTTTCATTTCTATGTTCAATTGCATCCCATATATTAATGTTTAATTGTTTTCTGGAAATCATTGATTTCCACATCTTTCGTTGATATGTATTGCATAACATCTCCACATCCATAATGCTGCCCCTGTTGCTATTTTATGTATTTAGCAAAAAGAGACCAAACTCACTTTTTTCATCAATAATAATATCCAATTCGGAATCATAAGTTTGACATTTGCCAGATCCAGTAGCAATCTCTTGTAAACATTGGGGGTTTTTCAAGAATGCATTTATGGCTTCCACCTGATAATCTCGCATTTGAATCGGTTGATCGGCGCATGTGTGCTTCATTGGCCAATTAATCCCCTTGTAACTATTTTCGGTAACTTCATCAAAATGGAATGTCGTTTGGTATTCTCGCAAATCATTTAATTCAACTGCGTAACCATCGCTATCTAAAATAGGCAATATAATTGGCAACAGATTAATGTATGTGCTACCACCTAGCTGGAAAAATGCTATTTTGCCATCCCATCTACCCAATTTAACAGAAGGTAGATACCTTGCGTGGGGGATTAGATACTTTAATTTATTGACTAATTTTTTTCTAGTCCCAAGATCTAGTCCTGTGATCTTGCAATTCACTTCATCTTTTACAGTAATTATAGCTTGCTTCATAGATGTATTATACCATAAATCAAAAACTATTGTGCATACATTTGATCTACACTAATGCTTTCCGATTGGGTGAATCATTTCAAAAACTTCATCGTTGATAGAATGAGTACGGCACGAACCATTGGAAAAATACGAAGGTGCGACATCATACACCCTTCTTTAATTGGTTAAACAAAGAAGGGTGTATAATACCACAACAAACCGCACAACCAAATACTTTCGTATACAGCAATGCATGG